GCCCTCCCATGACGGATTTGAGGTTGATATTACCACCATTACCCCACATTGCGCCAGATAATCGTTGTTGAACGATTTGTTCCTCTTGCATCTTCTGATTATGGGCCATAGCCTCACCAGCATGGGCAAATTCCTTGTCAGATAGCTTATTTTTGCGTTTTAGATAGCCTTCTTGGTGTTCACCAGCCTTTGTAGACTTAATATCGGTCATATCGAACTCTAAAGCCAGTTGTTTGAGGTTTCTGTCGTTAGATTTGGTCTTTTCGGACTTCATACCCACTGGTTTTAAGAAAATTACGGATAATTCGCCTTTACAGAACTTCATGGGGCATTTTGCCTCCCAAGATTCAAACACACCGTGCTCTGTGCACATATAGTCTTTTAAAACACTCATATTTACCCCCTTGTTATCAAAATATTGCCAAAATTTGCGTAATCATGCCTATTTACGGGCTTGTTTTGAACTTTAAACCCCTCGTTAGTAAAGACTAACTTACTCATTGGAATGATAGGGGGCGCTGGTTCTTTCCTGTAATCAGGATATGTCTCGTTGGTATGCTTCTTCATGACCCGTATCTTGCCTTCCTTCCAGTGCTCATAGGCACGGTTGAGGCCACGTTGAGAAGATTCAGTCATAGGTACTTTGTCTTCTTTAATCATGTAGAGGAACAGACGTTCGGATATTCCCGCAATCTCACAAAAGTTCTTGATAGAGATGCCCCTATCTTTGTCTGCCAGGAATAACTTGAGTTCTTTTTTGAGTTGTGCTTTAGTGAGACGCATCTCTGCCCCCGTATACGCCAATCATTTTTAAGTAGTTACTCACATTTTTACCCACAGCAATTTGCTCAGGGGTGTACTGGTCCTGTTTCAAAGACATATCTTTGGACAGACGCATACCAATGAGTCTAGGCTGAACTTGCTCTGCCCATGCAATGGTTGCCAGGGCTGCTGCAATCACACGGTCATCCTTACCACGACCAGGTGCACCTATGAATCCGTCTTCACGGACTATGCCTTTCATTTCTTCTAACGTGTCCATGCTGAAGATGCCCATCATGCCACGCTCAAAGTAATCTTTCATGTAAGAGAGCATACGTTCTTTAGATGATGAGGTTGTCAGGAAGCCGATTGAGTTAGACAGACCACCCATCGTATCGTTTCTACGCCAGATGTAGTTTTGCATACTACCGAGTACGTCCATCATGTCCTTAGCCATAGGACCTTGGATAGCTGCTGCTAGTCGTTTGAGATTACGGAGTTCGTTGATAACGGCTTGTCCTGGTCCGTTGACTTCGAGGTTAAGAGTCGAGTTTTTGTATGCTCCAGCAAGGTGAGCAATGACCCAAGCGAACTGGTAAGTGTTAAGCTCCGATGTGGCGAATTCAGCAACTTGGTCAAGTCCGTCTGCATAGACTCTAAAGACTTGTATGCAAAATCTGTCAGCCCAGTCTGAGCTGCCGTAAGCTGGGTCTGCCCCGATAACGTAGTAGGCGGTATCAACGGGTTGTTGCCATACCCGAAGCGTTGCCAGACGGTCTGTAGACGGTAAGCACTCTGTGTCTTGAAAGAGTTGTCCAAAGGCGTATCTGTAACATTCGTAGTCGAGGGATTTTGCGTATTTGGCTGCATCTGTACACCTACTGTTAGAGAAGAAACTTGTTCCTGTCATCACAAAAGCATAGTCTTCTGTGGGTGGGAATTCCTGGTACATGAGAGTTTCGTCTTTGATACCCTCTGCCATTTTCCACCGCCACCATGCCATCTGACGGGAGTTTATCTCAACCCCGTACAGTTTTTTAATTTCTTTCACCCATTCTTTCTCGTCAGGTTTTAGCTTGCCATCCCAGTAGACTTTGTACTCTTTAGAGTCTGCGCTCACAGAGTAATACTCGTTACGCCACCATCCACAAAAGATTGCACGTTGTGTACGAGCACGTTTGGCAGTCTTGTACATATCGTGGAACATATTGAACCCTTGTGCGGTGGATTCAAAGATGTACAGACGCTGAGGATTCTTTTCTGCAAGAGATGCTATAAGGGATGCCAATCCTTCATCGTTCCCCCAAGAGGCTGTCTCAGTAGCGTGCAAGTAAGTGATAGCTTTGCCTTGCCCCAATCGACTTTTGTTTCCCGCAATTTGATAAAAGATTCGGCTTCTATTTTTAAGAACCATCTGGTTTCTATTGTGGGCAACCAATGGAATTTTGTACTCTTTGGGTAATCCGTCAATGTACATTCCCAGGGTAGACCTAAACATATCCCTGTTTTCTTCGGTGTCTGAAACCAATGTTCCCTGCCAACCAGGATGAGTAAATTGCCAATAAAGGTCAAGAGCAAGGCTAACAGTAGTAATACCAAGCTGACGACCCTTGAGAATAACAAAGAAGTGAACGTCATCTTTCAGTCCCTTATCTATTTCTTCCATGACATACGTCTGTGTCCCAAGGAGCTTACCCATCTTTTTAAGACCTTCTTCCTTGGTCTCAATCTTTAGCTCGGCACAGAACTTGTAGAACTTTTGTAAATCAAAATCCATCACGCCTCCCAGGGCATCGTCTCACCGTACTTCTCTGTCATGAACTTGTGACCAGCATCAAAGAACTCTTTTGTCACACTACCAGGGTTACCACCTAGTCTGAAGTTAAAGCTATGTTTCTTAGTTGTCTGGTACTTAGGGAACATTTGTTTAGCTACCCTGTAGAACTCTCGGTCACTACCAAAGCCAGGCATACCGAGAATGGCAGATATACCCTTTAGTTTTTCTGTACGCATCCCCCACATACACCAATCTACAAAGTTACATCCTTTGTTGTTCCAGTCTTCATGAAGGTCACCCAAGGCTTCACACCTATCGTTGAACAGGAAGTTTCCGTCCTTGTCGTGTATCTTACGAAGGCTATATGCCCAGTCGTTACCCCGTTGAATAATCTGCATGAGTGACTCCACATGGTCAGGGTCAAACCAGTCATCATCGTTACAGAAGAAGATTACGTCTTCGTTAATCAGGTGAGGTACAGCAGCTAACCATCTACGACCATCTTTGTCTGGCATGGCTATGGGAGTTGGGAATACGCAGACCTGTTGATTCTTCTGCAGGAGGAGCTTGGGGAGCATACCGTTGTCGTACAGTAGGTAGTGCTGGACAGGGTAGGTTTGAGCCTGTACGGAGGCTATACACTTGTCTAGCTCGGGTCTACCTTTGGTGACGGTGACTACTGCTGCTGTTAGTTTTCTGCTTATCATTCCGCTGCCTCGTAAGTCATTTCAAATATATCTGGTTTGCAGGGATAACACTCCCCGTTAACGCCTGTAATAATCCAGTCACCAGGAGTTACATGGAGGTCTCCTTCAAGTGTTTCTATAAATATTCGACCAGTAAATTTTCCTTGTTTGACCGCAAGATGGTCTCCCATCTTAAACCACTGAGTCGCCTCTATCACCACAGGTTTCTTTTTAAATTTCATTTCATACCCTCTATATTCCAGTTTGATATAACTTCTGCTGCTTTTCTATTTTTGGCACATCTGATAAGTTCGTTATAAACAACGTCAGAATATTTGTCTTTCCACTCTTTTGCCAGAAATCTTTTAGACCCAGGACTAATGCAAGACAGTGCTCTTTGCATTTCCTTCTTGAGTCTCAATCTTGAGTTGTACAGACGCATCTGCATATCCTCTGTTGTATCCATACGCTAACGCTTTCCCCATGTTGTTAACAAGTTCAACCCTGTGGAGTTCAGAGACAAGCAAAGCCTCTACCAGTGCATGGCAGTGCTCACGTAGTTCATCCTCATTCATCCACAGTAATTCAATCATCTCACTCCTCGTATCCGCAATGTTTAAACAGATAAAAATACATTAACTTCTCCCACCTCATGTGAGGTTCATCTTGATGCCAGTAATAACAACGCTCTGCCATCCTTATCCAGTAATTAGGTCCAAGGCAGTAACTAGGCCCAAGCAACTTTCTCATGCCACCCTCCATACCCTCAAACTGTCACCCTCTGACTTGCTAGAGAACTTGTATCCCAGTCTCTTAGATGCCCTGTAGTTAGCGTTGAGCACCTTAGCCCTTGCACTCACAGGCACAGTAAAACTATCTCCCACTTCCATACTCTCATAAGGGTATGCGTATACCACCCGTGGGTTAGGCAGAACACTACCCTTTTCTATCTCTAATATCTCCATATAATCACCTCTACCTATAACCATATAATATCATAACTTTAAGGAGTGTCAATGTTAATCAGAACCTACAACGAATACCACTTGGGCGACCAGCTCCATCACCTGAACTTCCTACGCAGGGTTTGTCAAGAGGATACAAGTATCGAATGTATCCACTACTGTAAGCAGGAGTATCACCCGCAGCTCCTACCGCTGTGCGAGAACGTACCCATCACCTTACAGGACCTACCCCACAGAGGAAATGCTATTAACGCTTGGATAGGGGCAGACGGATACTTCTACCGTAGTCCGTTAAACAAGAACTGGGTAGCTTTCCACTTAGACTGGTTCTCTTACCTCAGTAATCAGCTAGGTGTGATGAACCCTATGCAAACCCCAGACTCCTTCCTCTTTGACTACCCAGAGTTAGCCAAGAAGAAGTACCCATCCTATGACGTATTGATAGTAAACAGTGTTCCCATGTCAGGACAGCTACCAGACTACAACCCCTGGTTCTTCGAGAAGCTCACCAAGAAGTACATAGAAGAAGGCTCTACCGTCATCACCACCTACCCTACAGGGCTATGCCAATCCACCCTAGAACTAGGCATGACCATCACAGATATAGGATGTCTTGCAAAAGGAGTCAACCGTATTCAAGGCGTAGACACAGGCCCTATGTGGACTACCTATAACGTACACGCCCGTATACCCACCCGTATAGTCTACTCAGCAGCACACGCCATCAACCTACTCGACACAATAACTTTAGACAAGCTAGGCAATATATAAATTTTTTTATGGGGGGGGATAAGTGGGGGGCACGCACACTACACCTCCTCGTCCCCAACACTTGCCACGCACGCATGGTAATGACTGCATAGTTATGACGCGTGTCCTTTCCCTTTTGGAGAGGCATAGGAGAGAGCTAAATATATATTCTTAAGATAGAGGAGAGTGTAAGTCACC